AGCCCGTAATGGCCCTGCGCACCCTCGGCACCAACGCATCGAACAGCCTGAGCGCGCTCGTCTGGAATGGCATGGCGACGGCCACGGCTGATGTGGCGGCGCTCAATGCCCTCATTCTTGACGACATCAACTCGTCACATCCGGTGGCGCAGATCGGTGGAGTCGGGGGGTTCGTGAAGGAGGGGTTTCTCTATGTGCCCAACCGAGCGGGGCCGTTGGAGTTGCGCCCCGGTGACATCGTGGCGACGGACGGAACGAGCGGCCAGGTCATTCTCTTGACCTCCTACGGCTTGTCCGCCGGACCCTGGACCCTAACGTGAGGATTCAATGGCAAAAGCCAATGTGAGGTTTGTCCATGATTTGACGGTGCCGCCGCCGCTTGGCGCGGATGTCGAGACGGAGACGGGGCCCGTCGAGGTGCTCGTCTTGAATCAGGCCGATCCTTCCGATCCACTTGATACGCTTCTCGTGGTCGCACTCAAGATCGGAAAACGCTGCGGCGCTCGTTGCTCGGTAATTAGAACGGGTGACGCAAGAGCGGACTTGAGAACTGCGGTTGCCGGGATGATTCTGATGGCAATCGATAATGCCGCCGAGATTCGAGACGCAATCGCAATGGAGAAGGCTGTCTGATGGCATGGACAGAAGAGATGCGCGCCAAGTCCCGTGCGACTTGGGAGCGTAAGAGGCGCGAGGCCGCTGAGGCGCAGGCTACGGCTGCCGCCGCACCCGAACCGGAGCCGGTGCTTATGCCGGCCGTGCCGCGCGAGGGTGAGGCGCCTCAGCCGATCATCGAGGTCGACGACGGGATTGGGGTTTCCGAGCCGCCGGCGGCCGGTCTTCCCGATCCGTTCGAGGCGTTTCTCGCGGCCCAGGATGCCGATACGCGGGCGGTGCTGACCGACGCCGAGTTGCGCATCATCTACGAGGTCGAGACCAAGCGCGCCGCGGAAGCGAAGCACGCCGCGGCGAAGAAAGCCGCCGCGCATCGGGCGCAGCGTCATGCTCAGGCCGTGGCCGGGCTTATCCCTGCCGAGCAGCTTGCCGCGGCAGCCCAGCGAGAGCGGCTTAACCGCAAGGTCTCGTGGGTCGTCAACATGCCCGAGGCCGGCAATTCGGGGAGACTGATCGACGAGGGCGTGCGAATCGACGGACGCCTCCTCTATCACGGCCAGAAAGTCACTGGCACACTGGCCGAGTACGAGAGCTACCGCTCTATCGAGTGGCTGGCCCATCAGAACGAGCTCGATTTCCAGGGGCGCGGGCGGCTATCGCGGCTGCGCCAGACGGCGACCGGCTTCATCAACAACAGGACATCGGCATGAGCGGCGAGGACAAAACGGTGGTGCGGCCGGTCGAGATACCGGGGATGCAGATCAGCTTTTCGAGCCCGATTGGCCCAAGCGGCAAGGGCATGAATTTCGTGCTGTCCGCCGGGGACGACATCGAGTTTGACGACCTGAACAAGAAGCTCGATGTGATTGCCGCCGCCGCGCGTCGGCAGGACGCCTTCGAGCAGTTGCGCCTCGACCAGAACGCCCTCCTCTCCAATCGCAAGCTGCTTGCCCAGCAAAAGGCGAAGCTGGTCGCAACGCGCAACACGATCGAGTCCAAGGTGGCGAATTTCCCCTCGCGCCGTCGCGAAGTGAACGCAACGCAGGCGGCACCGCAGGAACTCAGTGCGGTTTCGCAGATCGAGGGGCGCATCTTCGAGATCGAAGCGCAGATCGCCGGTTGCGAGGAGCGCATCCCGTTCTGGAAGAGGCTGCTGCGCGGCGAGGAGCCGCTCGACCTCGATGACGATGAGCCATCGAAGATGGCGGCGGAATGACCCGTGCTCACCGCGGCGGCCATCATCGATCGGGCCAACCAGATTGCCAAGGGCCGCGGCATGGCCCCGCAGGGTCTCGATGGGCTCAACGCGATCCTGTCCGACCTCTGCGAGGTGCATGACCTCGCGCTTGCGCGCGGCCAGTTCAATTTCAACTTCGACCCGCAACTGACCTCGCTGTTCGGCAGCGGTCCCTACTCTCTGCCGCTCGACTACCTCAGAACCTCGGGTTCGTCCGGGGCGCGCGGCGTCACCCGTTCGGCCTGGTATCTCTACCCCGCCCCGACCCTGCCGGCGGCGCAGCCGATCTTTATGACGCCGATCGATCTCGCCGAATTCGACCTCTATGCCAAGCTGCCGAGCCAATCGACGCCGAATCTCTGGTGTACCGATATGGCGGTCCAGAAAATCATCATCTCGACATCGGCAAACCTGACGGCGGGAAGCACGGCGGGAACGGTTGTCTTGGCGACGGGCATTCTCAGCGGCATGTCGATCTCGGGCGAGGGTATCGTGCCGGGGACGACGATTACGATCGCGGGCCTCAACATCACGCTTTCCCAGGCGGCGACGATCACCAACCCGGATTCCAGCGTTTTCTTTGGATACCCGCCGCTTGCCTACGTCTATCCGGCGCCGCTCGGCCCTTACCCGGTGACGGTGCGCTATCAGCGCAAGATGCCGCCGATCATCGACGACGGGGTGATCCCGTGGTTTCCCAACGAGGGATTTCTGATCGAGAAGCTGGCCTCGTTCCAGATGCCGATCACCGGCGACAGCCGCAAAGACACGATGGAGGCGAGCGCCGACAAGAAGCTCGGCAAGTACCTCGGGCTTTCGGACGACAAGACCAACCGCAGCCAGGCGGTGCAACTCGATGGCCGGAATTACGGACGCGGCGGCGGTGGCGGGCGTGGGCTCAGGGACACGAAGACGATGGGGTGGGGGTGCTGATCTGTGCCCGGCTATCTCCTCGACCAGCTTGGTTTGTTGCTCAACAGCATTTCTCAGTCAGGCGGTCTGCCGTTTTCAAAGCCGATGCCGCAGCCCTTCGCGCCAACACAATTGACGCCTGACCAGGAGACCCGGTTCCAGCAGGAGATGGGGACGGGAGGGTATGGGCAATGGCAGAATAGTTTTAGGCAACGCTTTGGCGAATCACCAAACCTGAATGATCCACAGTATGATTACCGGGGCGCATGGAAGGGTGGAATTGTGCCACAGCCTTATGCGCCAGATCAGGGATTCCCACATTGGCCGAGCACATTACCTAGCGGTCAGCCACTCAAGGCTCCCGATCACCCTACCGCGTGGATGGAGACATTCATGCAGCGGTTCGGGGTCGATCCAAATCTGGCCTCGCCACAGCTTATTGAGGCAGGGCGGCAACAAGGTATCGTTCCGCCAGGATGGGGCCGCTAATGCCCTCCTCGATCCCGAATAGCGCACCGATCAAGTGGGTCTTCAAGGGGCTGACCGACGCGGCTGACGGGACCAACTCGTTCCCGGGCGCGATGTCGGATCTGATAAACCTGATTCCCGACCCTTCGACCGCCGGGGTCTACGTGCCGCGGCCGGCCGCCAAGATCAAGACCGACTTCACCGGATCGAACGCGCCGATCGGCGCAGGCGTCCTCTCGGCGATGCTGACGATCGGCGATCTCGAATACGGCATGGTCGCCTCGACCCTCAACCCCGGCAAGGATGAGCCGTTCTGCTACGACCTGGCGAACGATGTGTTCCTGCCGGTCTCGGGCATCACCAACGCCAACACGCCGACATCGCCCGCAGCCTCGGGCGATTGGGTGCCGCCGATCATGGCGCAGGTTGCGAGCCGCATCATCGTCTGCCATCCAGGCTTCCCCGGCGGAGCGATCAAGTTCGGCTGGTTCGATGTCTCCGGTTTCACCGAGACGACGTTCGGCAACACGCACAGCAACACGCTGATCGACGGCAACCCCTCGATCCTTGGCGTGCAGTCGGGGATGGCGATTACCGGCAGCGGCATCCCGGCCAACACCAGCGTCATCGCGACCGCGGCCGTCGTTGTTGTCCTGCACGGCAATCTCAGCGGAAACAGCTTCGTCCCCCTGGCCTCGGCCGCCGGCGTCGCGGTCGGGCAGGAGGTGGCAGGCTTCGGGGTTCCGGCCGGGACGACCGTAACCAGCGTCGTCGAGACGCCGTTCACGACGACCGGCGATACGCACTCGAACAACGTGCTCGACGACCTCGATCCGGCAAACGGTGTTCCGCACATCGGCGACCTGATTACGGGCTCGGGCATCCCGGCAAACACAACGATCCTCAGCGTCGTCGACATCAATTTCGGGGCGGTTGGAGCCACCGACACGACGACGACTATCATCGTTTCCGAGGCGTTCGGCACGATTGCCGCCGGGCAGTTCGTCACCGGAGGGGCCTTCATCGCCGCCGGCACGAAGGTCGTCACGGCGACGCCGTTCAGCCTTTTCACCTTTGGTGACATCACCGTTGGCTTGCAGACCATCACGAATCTTGCCTCGACGACCGGCGTCGCGGTCGGGATGGCTGTCAATTATCTGGGCATCCCGGGATTTGGGCTCGTCCTTTCGGTTGACAGCCCGACGCAGGTCACGATCAACCAAGGGGCACCGGGCAGCGCTACCGGAATCCAGGTTTCGTTTTCGGCCGTGACCGTGGTCGTCAACAACGCGACGACAGGCACGGTCGCCGCCGATCAACTGTTCTTTCGCAGCTTGACCGTGGTTATGAGCAACGACGCCACGGCGACGGCGACAGGCGTCTCGATCACCTTCGACACGGTTTCGTTGATAACGCTTTCGGCGGCTTCGCAGGTCGCGCCCGCGACGGTCGACCTCACCTTTACCGGAGCGACGATCACGCTCTCGCAGAATGCGTCCGCAACGGCTAACGGCGTCAGCCTGTCGATTGCCGGCGGCACCCGGGCCGCGCCGCAGTGGGGGGCCGGGGATTGCGACCGCAACCCGCTCCCCTCGACGCCTCTTGCCGTCGCGGAAATGAACGGGCGTGCATGGTTCGCCGATGGCCTCGATGGCATCCCGTTCTCGGACAGCGGGTTTCCGTGCCGGCGCTCGAACCAGCCGAATGTGCAGGCGCTGACGACCAACGATGGGGTGTCGGTCACGATGATCGCCCCAATCGAACTGACCTCCCCCCTCGTTGGCGGCATCGTGGAGGGCCTCATCGCCTTTCAGGGCGAGGCGCAGATGCGCCAGATCACCGGAGACCCCTCGACCAACAATCTTGCGATGAACCTCCTGCCGGTCGCAACCGGCACGCTGGCTCCGCTCTCGGTGATCCCGTGCAGCCTTGGCACCGCCTTCATCTCGCCGCAGGGTTTGCGCTTCGTGCGGCCGGACGGCTCGGTGACGGACCCTATCGGGGTGGACGGGCAGGGCGTGACGCACCCTTTCCAATACGCCAAGTTTCCCTCTCGCATCTGCGCCGAGGCCAATGTCGCGGTCCTGCGGATCACCGTGCAGCACGGTTCCGATCCGGGCGAGCCGTTTCAGGAGTTCTGGTTCGATCTATCCAGGAAAACGTGGTCGGGACCGCACAGCTTCCCGGCCCGGCTTATCCAGCATTGGCGCTCGACCTTCGTCATGGCCCCGCTCGCCGTCAATGCGAGCATGTGGCGCAGCAATAGCGTCGGGCCGCATTACAACGGCGGCTCGCCCTCGGATTTTGTCGAGAACGGGCAGCAACTGTCGTGGGTCGCGGAGACGGTGCTGCTGCCCGACAACGAAGCGTTGTCGATGAATGCGGTCGTCGAGTCCAACCTGATGTGCGCGGTGGCGATAACCAATCCGATCCAGGTGACGGCTTTCAGCGAGCGGCGCGCGATCATCAACATACCGCTGCCGCTCACGCCGGCCGCCAGCAACACGAATTTGACGCAGCGGCTGATCGCGTGGACCCGGCCTCTCATCTTCAAGCAGATGTCGGTGAGAATGACCGGACTCTCGGGTTCCGACGTGCGCCTTGGCAATCTCTACATGCGCTATCAGATTTTGGGCTATAACCTCGATGAGGGGGACGACTTCTTCCTCCTGTCGTCGCGGGTGCCGTTTCCGATCCTCCTGGCGGACGACGGCACGTCGCTGCTCCCGGGGTGAGGCATGGCTGACGGCGAACTCTATACGATCTTTGTCGATGGCAGCCCGGTGCTGCCGCTGCCGTTTCAGCCGACTGACGAGCTCGCCATCGTTCGCGGCGGCGTTACGTTCAAAATCGCCCCGACCGACTTCTCCGGGGTAGGCAGCGTCACCAGCGTCAGCTTCGCGGGTGACGGCGTGGTGTTCAACAACGTCCCCGGAGCTCCGGTCACGACGACCGGGACGCTGTTTCCGGTCCTCAACACGCAGCTTGCCAACACCGTCCTGGCTGGCCCGATATCGGGCGGCGCGGCGGAACCGACCTTCCGGTTGCTCACTCCCGCCGACAGCTTTGGATTTGTGACATACTCGGTTCCGACGACGGGCGCGACGATCACCGCGGCCTCGGGGCAGGGCGCGTTCAGGATCAATCCGGCGGGCGCGCTTGCCGTTCTCCATGTGGTGCTGCCTCCGATTGTTTCCGACTCGCAGATTTTCGAGGCATCGACGACGCAGGACATCACGGCATTCGATGCGGCGGGGGCCGGGACCGACAGCATGATCGGCACCTCGGGGGGGCCATACGTGCTTGCTGCAAACGGCAACGCGAGATGGCAGGCACGGCTTTCCAACACCAGTTGGTATCCAGCCTAGAGGTTCCGATGAAACGTCTGTTCAATATCCTCGCGGCGCTTCTGCTGGTCGCGACGCCGGTCCTCGCGAACACTACACTCAAGGGGCCGATCACCTTCTCGACCATATTCAGCGTCACCGGCTCGACGGTCACGATCCCGCAAGCCTCGTCCAGTGTGTTCGGTGTCGCCAAGGTCGACGGCACGACCATCACCGCGTCAGGTGGGGTTTTTACGGCAGTTGCCGGCGCCGGCGGGATCACCCAGCTAACGGGAGATTGCACGGCCGGCCCGGGCTCGGGCAGCCAGGCCACCACCTGTCCTGCAAAGGTAACGCCGCTGACGACGGGCACATCGGTCTCGCTCTCGGCTCCGCGTGGCTATTTTGTCTGCACCGGAACCTGCACGATTACGCTCCCCGTCCCGGCGGCTGGCGATGAATTTTGCGTGCGCAACGACAATAACATTGCAACCGTGATTACCTTCAACAATCCCGGCTCCAGCGTGCAATTCGAGAAGACCACCTATGCCTCTTACGGTACGGCGACATCCGGCACGGCGGTTTCGAGTGGAGCGGTCGGCGACAAGCTCTGTCTCGTCGGGCGCGACGCGACGCACTATCTCGTTGGTTCATATCTCGGCACCTGGACGATGAACTGATGCGCACCTTCGCTGCCGTCTGCGCCTCCCTCTTTCTATGGAGTGCGGGTGCCCTCGCTCAGATGCAATCGAATATCCTTTGGGACGTGCCAGCATCACAGCATTTCCAAGGGGTAGGAGACTTTTCGTCGTTCACCGCATGGTATGGCTTGCGCGCTTTCAGTGCTGCCGTTGCCGCAACAGGCACGCAAAAGGCGCTTGATCTTCGCCGCCCGAGCGATAATGCATCTTGCTCTCCGTTGATCGCAACAAATGGGTCTCTTGACTTAACGGTCGGGACACCTTGTTCCGGTCCTGCCACCGTGACGGCATGGCTCAATAACGACTCGTCATGCACAGCGTCGATCACGACAACGACGATGACCGTTGCATCCTGCACGAAGGGAAATCTCGCAGTTGGGCTACCTATTTCGGGCGCTGCGCCGTTTACATCTATAACAGCAGCCGGAAGCGGTACAGGTGGCGCCGGCACCTACACAATCGCGCCGTCCCAAACCCTGGGAGCCGGCTCTATAGTAACCGCGCCAGCTTGGGCGTGGATCACAAAAGCATACGACCAAACAAACGGAAACGCTTGCTCGGCAGCCTCTTGCGATGCTGTACAGGGAAACGCGACAAAGCAACCTAAGTTGTTGCTTACCGGCTGCGTTGATGGGGGTTCGTGCATAGTAAGGTCCCAGGGTACAGCGGGATTGACCAGCCTTGTATCGAATAACCAGTTCAATCCTAACGCCAGTAAAATACTATCAATGACCACAGTAGGCGCAAGAGCGACATCGTCAACAGGATCTGCCGCTTTCATAGAGGCGGAAGGAAATGCTCAAAACGACATTTCCGCAGCGGCGGTAAATTCAATGAAGTGCGATGGTGGAGGGGGCGCTATATCGGCTTCCGACAATGCTTTTCACGCAGTTAATTGTGCCCTAAACGATGGCACCGGCGGCGGTAGCACTGTCAACATTGACGGTTCAACCGCGACATATTCGGCGTCTAATCTTCTACAATCAGGAAACCCTACGATATTCGACCCGAATTTTGGAGCAATTATTCTTCAGTTGAAGGAGACCGGGTTTGTCGATAATTCGCTTTGGTCTGGTGGCACGCTGACCGCACTATGCCACAACCAACGACTCTATTGGGGAACCGGAGGGTCGTGCTGATGAGTCCGTATCGCGACGCTTTCATGCTGTTTGGTCGCATTCTGGCGCGCGTCATTGCGACCGGGCTTGGCGGTATGGGAATATACTGCTTGGTGTGCAGCTCGCTTCACCCGCATCCAGACGCCGCGCTTATAGCGATTATCACGCTGAGCGGGGCGACGCTGTTGACCCGCGCTCTGGCGGCCCGCTGATGCGAATCTTCGCTGCTGTTGCGCTTTTGATCCTTTGCCAAGGGTCGGTGGAGGCCGCGCCTGCCGACGAGCAGATGCTTGCCACCGTGGGGCGCCTCACGGTCGAGGTCGACCGGCTGAAAGCTGAGCTTGCCGAAGCGCAGTTGAAGATCGCGGAGACCATCGGCCTCGCGGCATGTGGCAATGCCGCGCCCGCCAAATAGCCTCCTCTGGGCGCTCCTCCTCGCTTCGACGATCCCGACCGCCGTTCCCGTCATCCTTGTTGCCGGGTTCGATTTCACGGTCCAGCCGGCATGGATCATGGCCGGCATGGGCTTCCTCGGCATGGCGCACACCGGCTCGACCGGGTTCTTCTATACCGAGGAGCACGACCGCCGCCGGATGATCTGGGTGCCGCTCGGCTTCATTGCGCTCGCTGCAGCGGTGTTCGCGCTCGATCCTGCCGGGTTCTGGCCCTATCTCGCGGTGCATTACATCTGGCTCATGTGGCACCTGGGGCGGCAGAATTTCGGGCTCTATGCGCTGGTCGCGGGTGGGGCGAGCGAGGCCGAGCGGTTCTTCTTCGATCTCTTGGCCGTGGCCGCAATGCCGGCGATGCTGACGCTTTACATCCCCGACGCGATCGCACTGGACGCCGCGGCCTTCCTGCGCGTCCTTTCGCTGTTGCTAATGGCCTATGCCGTGGTAATCTTCGGCTTCCTCTGTTTCGCAAACTCGGGCGATTGGCGCAGGCTGGTCGCCCTTTTCCTTGGCTTGGCGTTCTGGCTGCCGACCGTAATCGGCACGAACCCGGCGGTGGCGCTGACGTGGTTCGCGCATCCGTTCCAATATCTCATCATGGTCGCCTGGGTTTCCGGGCGGCGCGGCTGGGGTGAACTCGCGGTTGCGGCCGGGTATGCGCTCGGGCTGTGGGCGCTCTTGACCGGACTCTACAGTGCCGGCGCGCTCCTTGCATTCTCGGCTTTGACCTATGGGGTCAGCCAGGCGCACTTCCTGATTGACGGAGAGGTTTGGAGACGGGGCCGCGCTGTGGTATAGCGGCATAACCTTGGAGGGCGGTACGATGAAAAACTGGCGGCACCTGGCGATTGGCGCGGCGTTGATGGCGGTGGGGGGCTTGGCTTATGCGGCGCCGATTACTGGCCCGACCGCGGGGAGTTTCCCCGACTTCGCCGCGGCGCTCAACGCGCGCTTTCTCAACTGGTTCGGCTTTGTCAGCCAGGGCGAGCTGCAGCTGGTCGGGGGGCAATCCTTCGTCGTGAACAGCAACGTGGCGACCTCGCTCGGGTCAATCGGCCCCGCCGGCTCGCACACGACCGTTCAGCGTTGGCTCGTCGTCATCAACCCCGCGGGCACGGTCGGCTATATTCCGGTGTTCTGAGGCGAGGTACGCCAGCACTGTGACGAGCAGCACGTTCGTCGCGGGGATCGAGAACAGGAACAGGCCCTGCACGAACCACGCGGCGAGGAAGGCTAGAAGCGCATGACCGCTTTCTATTATCTGGGGATCGGCCTTGGATTTATAGGAATAATGCTCGGCCTGTGTGGCTTGGCGGGTGGCTTCAAAAAGTAGCCACGCCCCAGCCGCGACGCCGAGGATGCCGCTCTCGATGAACACCTCCAGCGGGATCGAGTAGAAGACACCGAGCCCGCCGATGACGAGGCCGCCCTGTCCCCAGCCGGTGACGGGGCGCAGCATCGCCGCCTGCCAGCCTAGCCGCCAAATCTCCCATCGCGCTTCGTCGACACCGGATCGGATTGTAACAGCCGTTAATGTTGCGATGGCTGCGGCGAGAAGCGCCCACCGGGGATGCCGTCGCCATAGCATGACCAGCAGTCCCGCGCCGAGGGCGAGGAGCGCGCCGCGGCTCTGGCTGAGCGCAAGGGAGAGGAGGTTGGCCGCGACGGCTATAGGCCGGACTTCACCGACTTTATCGCCATTACGCGCTATAGCCAGGAAGAGCATTAGCACGGAATACGCCCCGAGGAAATTGGGACTTGCGAACGGGCCGCGCGCTCGGGGCATCCACCACATCTGCACGACGGCGAGTACGGCGATGGCGACCGAGAGGGCGAGCGCCGCCGTCAGGAGCCCGCGCCAGGCGCGCGGCGGCAGCAGCCGAGCGCTGAGGAACCATCCCGTCAGCAGCGCGAGACCGCCCCATTGATGCCCTGGCCCGGCCAGGTCGGCGAGGCCCACGGCGGCGGCGAAGGCGAGGAAGGCGGCGACGATCATTTACAGAACCTACCCCTGCGCGTATAGGAAACCCATGCAAACCTCATCGAGCTTCGCAGGAATCACCGGGAGGCGGGCCGTGCCGCGTAAGAAGGGCAAAGACAAGGTGCGGAAGGTCATGCACGAGTTCAAGGAAGGCTCGCTGCACAGCGGCTCGAAGACCGGACCCAAGGTGAAGACCCGCAAGCAGGCGGTCGCAATCGCGCTTAGCGAGGCGGGCAAGAGCAAGCGTAAACGCGGATGAGCGATCTTCCTCCCGATGTCGTGACCGTCAATCTCCGCTTCGGGGTGATGACGACGCTCGGTCTCTACCAAGACACGCTCAGCTTTTCCGAGGACGAATGGGCGAAGCGTGACCCTGACGCGATAGCCAAGGCAAAGCAGCAACTCGCCGATACGTGGGTGGCCTTTCGTACACCGCAGATCGCCGAGGAGCAGAAGCTAGCTACCCAAGCCGGGATCGACGCCAAGATCGCAGAATACCAGCAGCAGATAGCTGACCTACAGGTGGCTGTGACGGACCTTCAGGCTGCAGCGGTGGCGGTCACGGCGGTGGCGGCCCCTCTCTCGGTTGCTTAGCAATGGCAAACCGTTTCTGGTTAGGTGGCACCGGCAACTGGGATGGAACAACGTCCTCGTCTGCCCATTGGGGGACGGCGAGCGGGGGTGGAACAACGCCGACGACTGGACCGGGTGTAAACGATGCGGCAATCTTCGATGGCGCGTCGGGAGGCGGTACAGTCACCGTCACCGGAAATATCTCCTGCCAAGCGATCACATGCGGAGCATTTACCGGAACGCTGGATTTCAGCGCGAACAACAATAATGTGACGCTAAGTAGTACTACCGGATTTAATGGTTCTGGAACCGCAACTAGAACAATAAATCTCGGGAACGGCTTATGGACAATAAGCACAAACGGCACCTCTACACCTTGGAACATGGGGACCACGACGGGCCTTACCTTCAATGCTAATGGTTCAACGATAAGTTTTACGGGGGTGGGAACGGCTGTTAGAACATTCGCGGGCGGTGGCTTAACCTATAGCACTGTTTCGTTTGGTCCCAATACCTCCGGGGCCACAGGGGCGGCAATCAGCGGATCTAACACTTTCACGACGCTAACCTTGGTTGCTCCATTTAATTTAACCATAACTCAATCGACAGTGCAAACCGTTACGGTGCTAAATAGTAATGGATCGCCTGGGAGTGTCAATTTTATAGATGGTAGCAGTGCCGCGCTAGGAGTTATAGCCGGGGCGGGCGGAGCTATTACTATGAGTTGGACAGCCATCAGAAATATGTCTTTTGGAGGTGCGGTAACCGTTATAGCGGCGAACTCATTTAACCTTGGTAATAACATTTTTATCACGATCACCCCGCCGACGATGACCCGCTCGCGCGGCTGGTCGGGGATGGCGTAGATGACCCTCCGCATCCCGCAATCGACCAGCTTCGAGCTTGCCTTCAAGGCGTTCTTGGTGACGACGGGTGCCGAGGCCACCGGCCAGACAATCGCGATGACGATCTCGAAGAAAGGCGCGACTTCGTTCTCGAACTTGAACGTGGGCGCGACGAACGCGACCGAGATTGCGAGCGGCTGGTACTTCGTCACCCTCGATACAACGGACATCGGGACGCTCGGGCGCTTGGCGGTGCGTGGTACTGGGCCCAACATCAACGATGTCGGTATATTGCTCGAAGTGGTCAGCGCGACGACGGGCGGGGCGACCAATCTCGATGCGGCGATCTCAACCCGCATGGCGACCTATACGCAGCCGACCGGCTTCCTTTCGGCAACTTTCCCAAGCGGCACGATCGCAAACACGACCAACATCACGGCGGGCACGATCACCAATGTCGGGACGCTGACGACATACACCGGCAACACGCCACAGACCGGCGATGCCTTTGCCCGGATCGGTGCGGGCGGAGCCGGATTGACCGCGCTCGGCGACACGCGGATCGCCAATCTCGATGCGACCGTTTCGAGCCGGTCGACCTTCGCCGGCGGTGTTGTGGCGGGCGTGGCGGCGCGCGTAACGGCAAACACCGACCAGCTTGCCGGACAGACCGTAACGGCGGCGGCAGGGGTGACATTCCCCTCCTCGGTGGCAAGCCCGACGAACATCACCGCCGGCACGATCACGAATGTCGGCACCGTTACGAGCGTGACGGGCCTGACGGCATCAAACCTCGATGCCACCGTATCATCTCGCTTGGCCGCCGCTTCTTACACGACCCCGCCGACTGCCGCGCAGAACGCAACCGAGCTGTTGGACCAGGCGGCCGGGGTTGAGGCCAACCTGACGGTTCGGCAACAGTTGCGGCTCGCCGCCGCGGCGCTCTATGGGAAGGCTGCCGGCCTCTCTACGACAACCGTGACTTTCCGCGATACAAACGATACGGTTGATCGGATTACGGCGACCGTGGATGCGTCGGGCGACCGGACGGCGGTGACGCTGAACTCGACCTAAAAGAGGGCGCTGATGGCATCGCTTTACATCTCCGAGTACCGGGCACAGCCCATCGACTACAACGGTTCGGCTGTCCCGGTTGGGCAGGAGCCGTCAATCGCGACCCAGAAGATTTCGATCAGCGGGACGAGCGCGCAATCGGCGGCCTTTCAATCGACGACAAGATTCATCCGGGCGCACACCGATGCGATCTGCTCAGTGGCTTTCGGGCTCAATCCTACGGCGACAGCCAGCGACGCGAGAATGGTCGCGGGACAGACCGAGTTCTGGGGCGTCGCCGCCGGCCAGAAAGTCGCCGTCATCACGAACACGTAAGGAGCGGGCCAATGATGAGCGCAACTGCGCCCCAGGCGGGGGAGATGGACAAGGCCCTATCGCTGCTGGCGACGATTTCCGATCCGACCAAAGCCAAGACGGTGCTGGACGAGATCGCCCAGGCTCAGGCTGCGCTCGATGCAAAGGCTGCGAACCTGGATGCACGCGAGGCGGCCGTCAAGAGCGCCGAGGAAGCGGTAACGGCAAGGGAGGCGGCGGCGGCGGGTCGAGCCGGAGCGGCAGCCGCAGCGCAGGCCAAGGCCGACGCGGCGATGGCATCGGCAAATGCAGCCGTTGCCGATGCTGGTGTGGCGCGGCAGGCGCTTGCTCAGCGCGAGGCCGCGGTGGCTGCCGCAGAAGCCGCGGTCGAGAAGATGAAGGCAGCACAAGACGCTCTGAAGACGGGCCTCGATGCGCGAATGGCCTCACTCGATGAGCGCGAGGCGGCGATTTCGAGGGCGGAACGTGCGCTGGCCGATCGGCAGGCTAGGATTGCGGCGGCAATAGCTGCGTGATGTGTTCGGCCATCGCTATTTTGGCGCGCGATACTTCGGCCCGCGATATTGGGGCCCGGCCGGAGTCGTGCCCCCGCCGCCGGGAGGCGTTGCGCTCGGCGAGGTCTATTTCATCTGCAACGTCGGACGGATGATGAACCGAGGATAAGGCGATGTGTTTTCGCCGTCGGTGGCCGATAGGGGGGCGCTCGATGCGCTTGCGCCGCCGCTTCAACCGCGCGTGGCAGCGGCTATGGGCGTATCCATGAATGGACTGGCAGGCAGTCATAGCGATCGGGGCGTTGCTGGTAGCGGGTATCGGCGTTCTGTCGCGCGCCTTCGACAAATCATTATCGATCCGCGAGCACGAGGAGTTCCGGTCTGCGCTACGGGGCGAGATTGACAGGATGCGCAACGACTATAAGCGCGACGACGACCGGCTTGAGGATCGGATCAAGGTTTTGGAATCGACGCGCCCGACGACGGGTGAGCTTGAGGCGAGATTGAAGGGATCGAATATCCAATGACCCCGGCGAGGATTGTGCTGCCCGGCCCTCCGGCATTCGACATGCCTGACGCATCGCACACCTGGGAGGAGCGCGGTGGCTGGCTGGTCAAGCGGCTCGCGGCCGACTTCAGCCTCCAGCCGTTTCAGGCCGCGGGGATCGTCGGCAACCTCGGCTTCGAGAGCGCCGGATTCACCAAGCTCCACGAGATCGGTCAGCCCGAGGGTCTGGGCGGCTATGGCTGGGGGCAATGGACCGGGCCGCGGCGCCGCACCTTTCTCGATTATGCGGATCAGAAGGGTCTCGATTGGCGATCCGATGAAGCCAATTATGGCTACCTCATGGCCGAATTGCGGGGCAGCCAGCACAACACGATCCGACAGGTGAGCCAGACCTCGAACGATGCGGACGCGGCGTTCTCGGTCGGACAGACCTACGAGCGCCCGGGTGGTACGACCTCGACATTCCTCCCCGGCTTTGACGGGCGGCTGAAGTATGCGCGGCGCGCTCTGGCCGGCGCGGGGGCGGCGGGGCAGGCGGGTACTCCGGTGCCGTTGGGTGCTCCCGCTCCCGCAGCCGTGGTTGCGGCGATCAAGGCGTTGCAGACCGCGCTCGTGCCCTACGGCTACAACATCGCCGTCGATGGCATCTGGGGCACCGGGACCGAGGCGGCGCTGCAGGCGTACCTTGACCAGACCGGCGCCTGACAAGCTGACGTTTGGGTGGGAACGACTCTCGATCCTCCTCAAAGAGCCCAACATCCGCGATCTGCTGACCTCGTACTGGCAGGAATTGAGCCCTCTTAAGGGCCATCGCCTCGACATTGATTGGCAACGGCTGCTGCGCCACGAGGCCGAGGGCATCTACCGCATCTGGACGGTGAGGGTCAACGGCACGCTCGCAGGGTTCGCGGCGTTCTACGTGCAGACGCACATGTATCATAAGGGCGTGCTCGCCGCGGTCGACGGGGGACACTACCTTGCGCCGGCCTTTCGTGGTAAGGGAATGATCGGGTGGCGCATGTGGCGCTCGGCCAAGGCGGCGCTGATCGAGGAGGGCGTGCAGTTCATCATGGCCCACGACAACGCCAAGCGCCCGCTGATGCCGTTCTTCCTTGCCCTTGAGTTCGAGCCCCTGTCAACGATGTGGATCTGGACCGGCGATGCGGATCACGATTGAGGTCATCAAGCACGAGGACCAGAGATATCCTACGGCGGGGGATTGGCTCTGGCCCAACGAGCACAATCTCCTGATCCGCGTCTCGGAGCTTGGCGATTGGCGCAAGGAGGCAGCGGTCGCGGTGCACGAGCTCGTTGAGGCGATCCTGTGCAAGGCCGATGGCGTGGCCGAGGACGCGGTTGACGCCTTCGACATGTCTCATCTCGGCCATGCTGAATATGAACCCGGCGATGATCCGGCCGCGCCATATCATCGGCAGCATTGCTTCGCGACGGCGGTTGAGCGGATGCTGATCGCGGCCCTCGGGGTGGACTGGGCGATCTACGACAAGGCTGTGGAGGCGCTGTGATGTTTGACGAACTCAGGAAGACCCCGACATTCGAGGAATACGTCGAGATGTGCCGAGGCGACGTTGAGCCGCCAACTCGTGCGGAATACGACGCCTTTATAAACTCGCCGCCCATCGGCGAGATTGGCGTATGGCGCGGCATGACGTTCATCGAGAGCAAACGGCGATGATGGGTGGAGCAGCCTCAGGTAGTGGTAGCGGAGCTGGCTCAACCGTCTTCAATCCGGTAGCGCAGCCTGCCGCCAACGCTGCGCTTGGCAACATCTTCCAGCCGCTCGCCGACCTCTCGGCCAACGCGGGCGCGGGCACGCCGGCGGGCATCAACTACCCGATGGCGCAGAGCGCGGTCTACAACGATATCGTCAACAGCCCCTTTGCCAACCAGGCGATCTGGGGCTCGGATCAAGCGGCGCAAAACGCCTTCAACATCGCCGCCCCGCAGGCTTTCGGCGGGGCACAGGCTCTAGGGGGCGCGGCCCTCGGCGGGCTCCCCTTCGCCGGCCAGGCGCTTTCACAGGGTTTCGATCCGCGTTACGGCGCGGCGATCTCGGGCATCGAGAACAATCCCTATTACGGCCAGGCCCTCGGCGGCGCACAGGCGGCGGCGGGGATGGGGGCGCAGGGCGCGAATGCGATCCAGGGCCTCGGCGGACAGATCGGCGGTACGGTCGACCCGCTCTTGTCCTCGGGCTTCGATCCTCGGGCGGCGTTGTTCAACCGTACCGAGGGGCGGTTGATGGATCAGACCAACGCGATCAACGCGATGTCCGGGGTCGCGGGCACGCCCTACGGCGCGAGCGTGACGGCGAACGCCTTGGGTAATTTCGACATCGACTGGCAGAATCAGCAACTCGCTCGGCAGGCTCAGGCGACGGGCGCTGCGGGATCGGCGGCGAATACAGCTGGGGGGCTCTATGGCGCCGCTCCCGGTCTCATGGCGTCCAGCGCGGGCCTGCCGAGCGGGGTCTACACCAGCAACATCGGGCAGATTCTCCAGGCGCTCGACCAGCGCAACAAGGCGGGGGCGCTGGGCGCGGCCGGATTCGGCTCGCTTCTCGGCTCCGGCGGGCAGGGTCTCGGGCAGGCGAACAATCTCAACCTCTCGGGTGTCGGTGCGCAACAGCAATACGGGGCCGCGCCATACAACACACAGGCCGGCATCGGGGCGAACGCGCTGTCGGGGCTGACCAACCTGACGAATCTCGGTAACAATCAGTTTGCGTTGCCGCAGCAGTCGATTGGCGACCTGTTGCAGTATATGGGCTATGGACAAAACGCCTCGGCACTCTCTGGGTCGCTTGGCAACCTTGGCTTCAACCAGACCGCACAGGGTTTAGGGGGCCTTCTGGGCGGAGCGAACACGCTGTTCGGACAAAACAGCCTCCTCGGCGGCTCTAATGGCATCTTTGGAGCGGGTGGCTTGTTTGGCAGCGGTGCGGGCGCGGGTGCCACCGGGTTCCTGGGGCCGGCTGTAGATGCCGCTGCCTTTGGTGGCGTCCCGGCTGTCTCGGCTGGTGCTGCTGGATCGACGCTGGCGGACTTCCTTCCTCTCTTGGGGTTGGGGATTCTCTAGATGCCCGGCTTTCCCCTCGCCGCGATTGGTGCTGGCCTCGGGCTGTTCGCGAAGCAGTATCAGGAGCAGCAGGCGGCGGCCGAGCGCAACAAGATGCTCCAGATGCAGCTGGCGCTGTTCCAGCAGCAGATGCGGGATCGGCAGGGGCAGAATGAGCTTGCCAATTTGGACCTCGGGAATTTAGCGGGCGGCACTGGTATTCAGCCGACCCCAGGCGGCGCATCGGCGGTGCCACCGATTGGCGGCGGGATGCCGTTTGCCCCGCCTGTTCCGCCGATGAGTGGCCGTGATCTAGGTGGAGGGTTGCGCGCAGGCGGCGCGCAGGCGAGCGGCGGTAGCGCCGGAGGAGGAAACTGGGAAGTCAGGAACAATAATTTTGCGGGGATGCGTCGACCCGGTGTTCCCGCTGCCGGTGGTCCGATGACCAATCCGAGCGGCTGGCAGTCGTTCGATACGCCAGAGGCGGGTATCCAGGGGATCGCTAACCAGCTTGATCGCTATGCGAGCGGGGCGACGACCGGATCGCCGCTCACGACTATCAGGCAGATTGTCTCGACATGGGCACCGCCGAGCGAGAATCCGACAGCACAATTGATCGCTCGCGCATCTCAGGTGGTGGGAGTTTCACCCGATCAGCCGCTCGATCTCAGCAATCCCGCCGTGAAGGGCAAGCTGGTTGAGGCGATGATTCGGGGGGAACAGGGTGGCAATCTGCCGATAGATCAATCCGTAATCACCCGCGCTCTCTCGGGCGGCGGAGGGCCGGCGGCTGGTGCGCCCGCAAGCGGGCAGCAGATGGCGCAGGCCGGGCCGCAGACTGCGACCGATGCGGGGCCGCAGGACGATCTTCAGGCGCAGATCGCCAGGATCCCGCTGCCATCTCCGCCGGACCTCCACCTCGATGAGGTCAGGCGGCGGATCAACGCGACAGGTGCTCGTTGGGAAGACAAGGAGCGGATGCTTCAGAACTACATCGCACAGCATGGACCGCAAGCAAAGGCGGCATACGATCAGGCGATGGAGCAATACAAGACGCAGGTCGGCGTCGTGACTGAGCAGTTTCAACACGCTCGGAATAGGCGGGAGAAGCTGAGCGACGAGGAGAGAGCGCCTGGGCCTCTCATTCAGCGTGGGGATCAGACCTATGTTGTCAATCCTCGGAAGCGAACGGCAACTCCTGTTATAGACGAAATCACGGGGCAACCGTTGACCGATGCGCAGCGGCTTGGTGGAGGCGGATCGGGAAGCGCGTCGGCTGGTCGCGAGAAGGATATTGTGACCGAGATCAAACGCCTCGACGACGAATATGCCGAGGCAAATCCGAATGCGACCAAGGCCGAGCGTGACTCAGCGCACTTCGCGAACCGCAAGCGCGCCGAGAAAGAGTTGACGGCGGCCAAGACCTCCGAGACCCGCTCGACGCTCGCTAACATCGCCATGCGGAAGCTGCGGGACGAGCATCCCGAATGGGATGGCAAGGATCTGTTGCGTGAGTCCAGCAAGATCATCGCCCAGCAAACGACCGACCGAAACTTTGCTGGCGGCACGGGCGCGACACAGATGCGCTCGCTCAACACGGTCGCGGATCATTTGAAGCTGATGCAGGAGTATTCCAAGGCGTTGCGCGATGGTTCTATGCCCTTCACCGATATCCCGAGGCTCAACCAAATCATCCAGTTTCTCGCCAAAGAGCGGGGAATGCCGGAGGTAACGAATTTCAACGTGGCGCGCGACATTATGGCCGACGAGGTGGTGAGACTGTTGACCTCGACGGGTGGCACCGAGGCGGATCGTGCGGGGATGCAATCACGGCTGGCTGCGGCGATGTCTGAGTATCAGCAGACCGGCGCACTCACGGCGTTCGAGAAGTTCACGGCGGGACGGTTCAAGGGTCTTGAGCAAGGGTATGCACGGAATGATCCTGATCGGATCAAGGACTTCCGCGATAACATGATGACTCCGGAGGCGCGGGCGATCTTCACGAAGGGAGAGGGAGCGGGAGCCGTTGAGACGGCAGGGCCGCCTCCCGAGGCAGTGCAGATGCTACGAAACGACAAGTCCCCGGATGCACAAAAGAATTTCGATGCGATTTTCGGTGTCGGGGCAGCAGCAAAGGCGTTGGGCGGGGGCGCCGTCCCGGCCGCCACGCCGGGCGCGCTGTAAATGTCCGATCTTCCGGTCGAGAACCCATACGCGAAGTTCAAGCCCGCGCAAGCGTCTCCGCAATCAGGTAATCCCTATGCGAAGTTCGCTCCCGCCACATCATCGGAAGCGGCGGCACCCGCGCCAGTCGCGCAGCCTTCGCTCATCGAATCCATGTGGAACACCGTGAAGGGTGTGGTCGGCGCTCCCGCTCGGTTCGGGCAGGGCGTGGCCGAGGGTGCGGTCGGTATGGGCATCCCCGAGGGTCCCGCGTCGCAGCTTGAGGGCGGCCCCGCGCGTTTCGCTGGGCGGGCGATCGGCACCGGGGGCAAGAGCCTCATCGAAAGCATGTGGGATACCGTGAAGGCCCCCGGCCAGATGTGGAGGGGCGAGATGCAGCCGGGGCCGCAGGCCGAGCAGGCGGCGCGTGGCATCGCGATGGGAGCCGCCGGCATGGGCGGTTTTGCGCCGGGCCGGGCGCTACCGGGTCTGGCCGAGAGGCCGCCGCGGCTCACACTCGGCGGACAGCCTCCAGCCGCTCCTGTGGGGCCAGTAGGCGGCAACACGCGGCTGGCGACCGTACAGATGCCCTCGGGGCCGCCGCGCACGGTGCAGTCGCCGCCGCTGACACCGGAGCAGATGCCGCCGGGAACGTCCGCTGCGCCCGTGGAGGCTGCGCCGGTCAGGCCGCCGCCGCCGTCAACTCCCGAGCGTGACGCGGCAACGGTTAACCTCTATCGGCAGGCTGTGCTTCCTCGTATGGGGCGCCGGAGCAGAGATACTCAGGTTAAGGGATATGAGGGTACGGTTACGACCGGCGTTGATGAGATCATCGGCAATCAGCCAAACCTGCGCTTGACCGCTCCGAATGGGACGCCGCTCCCGCCTGGGAGCACGGTGCCGCAGACCATGAAGCAGTTTAGCGAGGGTATTGACCAAAGCAAGACGACGCTGTTTGAACAATGGAACCCGATGACCCAGAAGGCGGGCGAGGCTGGCCTGCGGATCGACCTCGCTCCGGTTGTCAGCGAGTTGCGTTCGCTCGCGGGCAAGCCCGAGGTCGCCCTGGTCAATCCAGGTGTTGTGTCGCAACTGGAGAAATTCGCCGATCTCTATGAGGGACAGGGGCTTGTTTCTCCTCTCGAAGCGCAAAAAATGGTTCAGGGCATCAATCTACGGCTCAAGGCCTTCTACGAGAAAGGCGAGGCTGCATCAGGGGCGCCTGCCGAGGTTCTTGAGCCGGTTGCAAGGATGCTTCGCAAGCAGCTTGACGAGGGGATCGAGGGCGCGGTCGGGTCTGGATGGCAGGAGTTGCGCGACAAGTATGGGGCACTGAGCTCGATCGAGAAAGACGTGACAAAGGCCGTCGAGCGGCTGGCGAACAGGCCCAGCGGCACGCTTGGCAAGATCGGCAATTTCCTCAGTTCCCGAGAGTTCGCGCATTCCCTGCTCACGCTGAATCCCGCCGGCATGGCTCGCGCTATGGGGACGAAGGGCGCGGTGGAGCTTCATAAGCTGCTAAACGATCCGAACCGGATGATCGAGCAGATGTTCAAGCAGCGCATGAGGCCGCCACGGCCACGGGGCGCGGCTCCGGCAATGCTGAACCCGGCATCAAGGGGATTGCAGGGGGCGATGAGTTACGGGGTCGCCCAGCCGCCACAATCCGGCGGCTTCCCGCAGCCGAAGCGCGATCCGGACCAGCCGCTCCAGCGTAGCGTGGGCCAGTTCTAGTGCGCGTATTGCTGATCGAGGACACGGCGGACGGCCTCCTCGACCTCGCCATGATCGCCCAGCGCAACGGGCATGAATGCAGGTACGCGCTCAGAGCATATGACCCCGTGAAGTCTCCGGTCGGGCGCGGCCTGGTGCAGCGCGTCGACAACTGGCAGGGCTCGGCCAGGTGGGCGGACCTGATCGTCGTCGGCGGCAACGGCAAATGGATGCGCGAGCTCGACGCCTTACGCGCGCAGGGGGTGCCGATCATCGGCGGCTGCGCCGAGGCCGCGGCGTGGGAACTCGACCGCATCGTCGGCATGGCGGCCTTTAAGCGCGCCGGCATCCCTGTCCCGCCGTTTCGCCAGTGCGGCACGCTCAAAGAGGCGATGGAGTATGTCGAGAAGCGCGACGAAGGGTGCGCGGTCAAACCTTGCGGTGACATCGCAGACAAGGCCACCAGCGTCGTCGGCAAGGACGCGCGCACGATCCTCTGGCGCCTCGACCGCTGGCGCCGGGAGGGCAAGAGCTTCCCTGGCGGCCTCATGGTGCAGGACAAGATCGACGGGGTGGAGTTCGCCTGCGGGGCATGGATCGGACCCGACGGGTTCGCTCCGGGTTGGGAGGAGAACTGGGAAGAGAAGGCGCTGTTCGCCGGGAACCTCGGGCCGGCCACGGGCGAGCAGGGCACGACGATGCGGTTGGTCAAGGAATCGAAGCTCGCCAAGCAGGTGCTGGCCCCGTTCGAGGATCGCCTGGTGAGCATGGGTTACGTCGGCAATGTGGACGTGAACTGCATCGTCGACGAAGACGGCACGCCTTGGCCGCTTGAGTTCACGATGCGCCTCGGGTGGCCCGCGTTCAACATCGAGCCGGCGCTGCACTCGGGCGACATTGTGGAGTTCCTGGCCGGGCTCGCTGAGGGGAAACCGCCCAACACGCGGCGGATGAATGAGGTTGCGGTCGGGGTGGTGATCTCGCTGCCACCGTACCCGCACAGCCATGCGAAGACTGAGGAGGTCGTCGGGGTGCCGATCTGGGGCATGGTGCCGAGCATCGAGGACCGGGTGCATCTCGTTGCGGCGCAGATGGAAAAGGGCGAGCTCGCGACCGCCGGCGATTACGTCTGCGTGGCGACGGGCGTTGGCGACACGGTGCAGGCGGCCCGCAATGCCGTCTACCGCACGGCGCAGCGGCTACAGTTCCCGATCAAGCCCCAAATGCGCATTGATATAGGCCAGCGGCTCAACCGCGATCTGGACCGGCTACAGGCCCACGGCCTAGCCAAAGGCATGACCTATGCTTGATCCTTCAAGCGCTCCTTGATACGCGACACGGTAGGCGCAGCAATCGGGAACTCCCGCGCAATCCAATCTGCGGGGTAATAGGCGTGCTCTCCATCGAGAATGGCTTGGGTGCCATCATACCCCGCGCAAAGGAGCATCTCCATTTCACCTACACCAGCTATCGCGGGCGGAAGATAGATCGTGCCATCCGAGTCGCGCGCAGCCCGACGCATCCATGCTGGAACGCGGTGGCCTCCTGATGAAACCTCAAACCATTCCATGTCCCGCGTCTCCCTAGTTGCAGATCGTCTGGTTGCCGTAGGTCGTGCAGATAACACTCGACCCTCCGGCGCTGGTGCAGAATGTCTGATTGCCGTAGGTCGTACACATGGTCTGCGCACGGGCCGGGGCGAGAGCGGCGGCGAGCAGCAACAGGGCCGCGAAAACGAGCTTCGTCATTGACCTATCCTCCAGTGTGATGTAGCAGAAAAGGCGAGAGCCCGGAGGCGTGAACCTCCGAGCCCTCTAAAGGCAGCCAGTCTGCGGGAACAGTCCCTGGCGCCTTACGGGCAGAAATACGACGACCGACCAGCCCGAACAACCCCAATCTGTTCCCCGCAGTCGCAGCCTCCTGCCCGTAAAGGCTGAAGTCGCCGGCGCGTGCATGAAAGGGGCGGGAACTCACCGAGAGGGCTCCGACCGCTGGGATGGCCGGCTGCGGCCTACCAGGAAACCGAGCAATGAATGCCATAGTTCGGGCGTCCGGCGCCCAGGTACAAGCCGGGGCAGGCGTTTGGCCCACGATACGGGTAGCTCGGCTATACCCCTTTCGCGAGCAGCCTCCGAGGTCCGGAGCCCGCCAACGGCAGGCAGGATACCGGAGGGGGAGTTATGCCTGCGTGTAAACTTGGCGGCCCGCTCCAGCGTCTCGACGCGGCGCTCCAGGATCTCGATGCGGGTCAGCATGTCGTGCGGGTTCGGATCAGGCATCGGCTATCTCCGCGTCGTAATGTTCCATGCGCTCGGAAGCGATCTGATATAGGCGGTCGATCAACCGTCCGATGCTGGTCGCGTGCTTCCGACCGCAAAAATGGATCATGCAATCTCTGGAATGGAAATCCCAATTCGAGCAACCGTCCCATTTGATGAAGCCGGTCAGGAAGGGCTCGGCCGCATCAAAATCAGAGGTCTCGCCGTTTGCCCCGTATAGCCAAGCGCCGGGCATGATGCCTGCCCCTTCGATGTGTTCTCCGGTGATTTCCTTTACCGTGAAGTCAATCGTGTGCGAATCGGGCTCGGCGACAATACCGTAATCCTCGAATCGCTCGATAATCTTGCCGTCTCGTGTGCCGTCAAGCAGCATCAGCGGCGGCCCTATTTTATCCATCTGTCTTCCTTTTGAAGTCGATTGTCAGCCAGACGCAGGGGCTGTCACCCATGTTGATCGCGCAATGCGGCAGCCGCGGCGAGACGATGGTGAGCCAGCCGACGCCGGGGCTCGCCGGCTCGACGCCGCACACGAACAGCACGCCGGGGCCGGTGCGCAGCGGTACGATGGCGCGGGACCAGCGCGCGAAGTAGGGATCGGTCTCGGTCGTCCAGTTGAGGGTTGCGCCCGCGTCGAGCATTTCCAGGCTGATCTCGCCGAAATCGACCCCGGGCGGCATGTGTGCCTCGGCCCGGCGCTCGATCTCGCCCCGCAGGTTGTCGAGCTCGACCCAGCCGCTCGTCGCCTTGTAGCGCACAAACTCCTCCGGGCCTTCCTCGGTGCCGGTCTTGACGCCGCGCACGCGCATGATCCGCAGGCCGGGATTGCCGGTCGGCTTGAAGAACCCCCACCGCTGCCGGATGCTGCCCGCAAGCTCGAAGGTGTCGAGGTGGGCTACTGCGGCGAACGCTGGCATTTCTTTTCCCTTATCCTGCGATAGAGCAGCCACCAAGCGGTTAGCGAAACAGGCAGAATCAGGCCGGTAATCGGCCCGGGCCAAATCGTTCCAACAATCAAACCTGTGACGGTGGACGCGATCACAATGACGCTCAACAAAGCCATAACTGACCGGGCGGCGCAGATCACGGGAGCTTCAGCAGACACGCAAGCAAAAATAAATTCACGACGGCGAGGCCCGCGTTAACGAGAGCGAGCCCGGGGCGCCCCGTGGCGGCGCAATATAAGACAAGCAGAGTCGCGCAGGTGCCGACCAGGATCGTTCCCACCATTACGGATGTTTTCATAATCACTCCGCCTCCCGGGCGAATGTGCCATGCGGATGTCGGTTTGGGAACCATCTACGCTTTCCTTATTCTATAAATATTTTTTACGTTTCTATTATAGTACGAGCCGGGCGACGGAGAGGCGACCATCTCCTCCAGCACGCTCTTGTCCACGCTGTCTACGGTGTAGGGGCCCCCAGAGCGGAAGGTGATCGTGCCGGTGCGGGTCTCGTCATCATGGGTCACGGTAGCGATGTTCGAGGAGTTTGGGGTCTCCCAGGTTTCGATCACCCCTCGCCTCCCTCAGACTGCGGCGGGTCGTCAATTATCCTCGTCGAACGTAATAGTGCCTTTTGCATTACTCGCTGCTCATCTGGTGTTAAATGCCGCTCCTCGGACTGCGGCGGGGCGGCGGCGAGGGCGCGCTCCCGCATCTTCGCAATGATCGGCGGGGCAGGAAAATTGTGCGTGATGTGAGTCTCGTCATCGACCATCAGGATTGCCTCGGCCCAAGCCGCCGCGCGGGCCTCGTGGGCGACAGCCTCTCGTAACGGTGTGCTGTCTACCAGTATCTGCTGCCGGGCATCGTGGGCGCGCCGGTCGCCGTATTCGGTGAGAGCGCGGGCAACGGCATGAACATCGGGAAACCGTTGCGGGTCATTGATGATCCAAGCCGGATCGGCTGTGTAGCCCAGCACAACCCGTGCGATCTCCATCACGTCGGCCTCTGGTGGGGCGCGCAGTCGGGCGACATCGGCTTCGTGCTGCGCCATGTGCGCCGCACCGACCCTGTCATCTTCCTCGACCCGCTCAAGAGCCATCGCGATCTGTTGTTCTAATTGTTGACGTTCTCGCTCGGCGTCAGGAGTCGCGTACTTTGCCTGCTCGCTCGGCGTGGGGGTGCAGTCATTCAGTCGGGTGCCCGTCATCGCGGTTCCGCCATCTGATTTGTGTCGACGAGATACTGAGTTTCCATTGCGATAAATGCCCGGTAGCACGCCTCGTCTTCGGCGATCAGCTTGCGGCTCTCGCCCGCGCAGCAGGTGTCGCGAATGAATTGCTCGGCCTCATATTCGATTGTCGTCATCGGATCGTAGGGATGCGGCTGCCGAGTCATCCATGCGCGAAACCGTTCATCCTTTGCCAGCAGTGCCGCCCGCGTGCGCGCCCGCTCCATGTCGCTCGCGGAGGCGTAGCGCGCCTTGCCGCGCTCAGAGGCGAGGAAATGGTTGGTCCCCGTCGCGGGAATCGAACCCACTGTTCGGCCAAGCCCCGCATCACCCGCCGAAGGAGCGGCCGGCGTGGCTCCTACTCCGGGGTTGTCGACGCGGGATAGGTGGCTCTGGTCCACCACGGGGATAGGTTTCTCATCGTCTCCGATGGCCGCCAGCGCGAGCATGTACCGCTGCCCGAGCGGGGCGACGGCGAGCGCGTCGGGCATATCGTTCGGATGAATGACGAACGAGACCACGAGGCCGTCGCGGCTCTGCCGGTAGGCGATCTTTTTCGCCTCGACGTGGAATGAGGGGACGGTCATCAGCCTGTGCTCGCCAATATCTCGGTTTTGAGCCTGCCAGCCAGCGCCATGATGGCTTCGTAGCTTGGCGTATGCAGATCCTTGATCTCCTCCAGCGCCGCCGAATTTCGCTCGATCACCTCGTCGATGATCGCGGGCGTCCTGGCGACGCCCAGCGCCTCGGTGATGCGCTTGCGGGCCTCGCGGGCGGCCAATACCTTGCGCTCGCGCTCGGTCGGGTGCGCCGCAGCCTCAGCGGGCGTCAGGGGTTCCCCGGCCGCGCCTGGCCCCGCCCCATTCGTGGCGTTCCTTTCCTGTTGCTGAGGCGCGGCCGAGGTTCTTGGACGCGAGGCGACTGGCTCGACCTCGGCCTGTGTCTTGTCGTAGAGGGCGAGGCCGAAGGGGTTGCCGAAGGTCATCAATGCCCGCTTCATAGCGTCCGTCTCGGCCTCTTTCTCGGCGCTCTCGTGCGCCTCGCCGGGGTTATCAGCGAACCCGTGGCCGTGACCGCTGCCCTCGCGCACGATATCGCCGACCGTCACGCGGACGCGGGCGCGGTAGCTGCACCGAAAGCTGGTCCCGGGCCGTGATCCGCCCCTCTCGTATTCGCCCGCATAGCAGCACTCGCTCATCACGGTCTCGCGGGTCCATCCATCGTGGCCGAAAATGCGGTTGGCCTCGGTGATGGCGACCCATCCCTCGATGTAGGAGAGGTTGCGGCCGGCCTGCGAACGGGTCTTGACGTGATCGCGCGCCAGTGGAGCCTTGAGGGCGGTGATCTGTTCTTTGTCGAATATCATCATCATCGTCCCTTCCCCTTCCAGTACGCTTCCCAAGCCTCGCAGGCGGTCCGCGCGGCGCGGAGATATTTGCGCCGCTCTTCCTTGGGCGTGTTGGCCCACCACCACATTCCGTCGTAATGCTCAAAGCCTATGAGCACAGGCCGTTGGTCGTAACGTAGCGCCAGCGCGGCGGCGAGGATGCCGGCGTCGTCCTCCGCGAGCTGCGCGACGGTCTGTGGGTCAGGCATGTTCATCCCCTATGGATCGTGAGAAACGGCTGCGGGTTGCCGAGCGTAGCGCCAGGGACCGCCTTGCCGTTCTGAAGAGCGGCGGCGATCAGCGTCTTCGATGGCTCGCGTGTGATGCGGCAGAGCGGGAAAGGAATAGCCTCCGCGTCGGTGATGACGACCTTCGGCTTGCCGCGCCCGACCGACACGCTCATGTCGATGGCCTTAATGCTTGGCAGCCCCGCCTCGGTCATCGCCTGCAGCGCTGCCGCCCGCAGCGACTTCGCCCCATCCTCAAGCCGGTGGGCGCGATAGAGCAGCCGGGCGATCAGCTCGTCCTTGATCGCCTTCGCCTGCGCCTCGCGTTCGAGCGCGGCACGCAGCACGGCCACGATGGCGTCCGGAAGATCGCTCTCGCCGGCAATCGTATCGGCGAGCGTGTCCTGATCCTCCTCGGGAAACATCGCGCTCACCTGTTCCACGATGGCGCGGTGGGCGGGGACGAGAGAGCGGAGATCGGTCAAAATGGCCTCCATACGATGAAATAAATGCCCCACCAAGGGAGCACGGCCAGGAGAAATGAACAGGCCAATGACGCTAACCATCCCACCCTGTTGTTTTCACTATAAGCAAGTGATGCGGGGATCAACCAAACGGCGGGGGTTATCAAAAGCCAGCCGACGATTACGCTCATCGCAGCACCCTCTCGATCCACGGCCAGAAAAGCACCAGTACCACGCAGGCCATCGTGAAGCCGGCGAACAGCGAGCCGAGGCGGTCGATCATTTCAGCCCCGCTATCCGGTCGAGCGCGGTCTGCGCCGCCTGACGCATTGCCTTCTCCATCGCGCTCTCTAGTCCGGGCGATCTGCCCGCGGACATCGCCAGCGCTTCCAGCGCCACGATTGCGATGCGCAGCTTACGCGAGCACCGGTTGGCCTCGTCGCCAGCCGCCCGCACGCCGTCCGCAAAGGCGCGGGCCGGGGCGGTCATCATGTCGAGCACGTCGAGCGGGTCGCGCGCCTTGCTGAAATCAGGCATGTCGTCCTCCTTTTAGGTTACGCGCCAGCGTCGGGGTATTTGAACCGGCAGGTTCGCTAGCGGTTCCTTGCGGTCAAGCATGAGGCGCGTGAGAGCTGCCTGGGCGTGCGCAGCGCAGCAAAATTTGGCTTGCTTCTCCTCGTCAAAGGTCGGCGTTCGTAAGGTGACGATGATGCCGAGATCGCCAATCTCTTCGAGGCAATCGCCAAATTGGCAGGTTTTTGTGGACATTAATAATTCCTCTCCCTTGGCCGGGCAGAGGATGCCGATATTTTCGGCGGCCTGTCAACCGATATTTTCGTTGACGCCGATTTTCTCGTGCGCTAGGGTCCACCTATGAAAGACGCACCAGCTATCGCCGCGAGGCGCATTATTCAGAAGTTTGGCGGCCCGGCCACGCTTGCACGCTATCTCTCGATAGATGGCAATTCGGTTCCGGCGTCGACCGTTCAGAGTTGGCAAAATGCGGGCATCCCAGTCAAATGGCATCATCCTGTAGTCCTGGCAGGAGCCAGGGCGGCGGTGCCGATCGAGCCCGAAGATTTTTTTGAGCCCATTCACGATCCTCTGGCGACCGCCGTGCCCGCGGAAGCGGTACGCGGCATCTTGCGAGAGCGCGCCGATGGCTGACGAGCAAGGCGCAATTATATTTGCAGCAATGCGTGATGCCGAGACTAAGGCATGGGAAGGATTGCGTGGGTACAAGTTCTGGATGTTTGGCTATCATGCAGCACGTTGGGTAAATTACAACCAGCTTTTACCTCCGTCTCGTCGGTTTCGCAGTCCATTCAAATCTCTCGTTGAAATTGCTGATCGCAAGATTGAAGTTGCACAACAAGAACTTCCTCTCATGGAATTGAACGGGACGCTATCACTGCCGTTGGCATCGGAAGGAGACGGGGCGTGACCCGTCGCGCGCCGATGGCTGACGAGCGCGACGCGGATTTCGACCACCTCTATCTACATCCGAAACCTAAACGGCGCGCCCCCGAACAGGCGTTGCAGCGGCAGATCGCGCAGTTCCTCGATGCGGCGCTCGCCGGCAACGCCTGGTACAGCACGATCCCGCTCGGCGGCGGCGGCAGGGTGCGCGGGGCGATCCTGCGCGGCATGGGGGTCAAGGCCGGTGTGCCCGATATGGTCGTGGTCGACGCCGGCCGCGCGATATGGCTGGAGCTGAAAGCACGGAAGGGCCGGGTCTCGGATGAGCAGACCGCGTGTCACAAGGCGCTGCGTCGCGCCGGGTGCGCGGTCTACGTGATCCGCTCGCTCGATGAGGCGATTATCGCGCTGCGGGAATGCGGCGTACCGCTGCGGATAGCGGAGGCGGTTGGATGACGGACCTGCTCGATACGCCGCTGAGCCGAGTCGAAATCGACTCACTTCCGAGTCGATTGCGTTGGCGATATTGGGCGGGGGAGATCGGCGAGGGGGTTCCCAATCTATCAGCGATCAAGAGCATCGATGCGCGGCATGAGTGCCGGTCCTGGTTGACGTGGCAGCGCAATCTATCGGTCGGCGCCCGAGCGCGTTATGTCGGGATCGCTGCGGCACTTCAAGGAAAGGCGTGCGAGGTCCGTGATCCCTCTGTTTTGGTCGACGGGCTCGGGGATTTGGTGTCCATTGTCGTCCCTGGGTTGCCCGATAGCTTTCTTGTCGCTCGGATTGAATTGGAGCAGCCATGACCAGATCCCGCTTCCCGTTCGACCACCTTACCCTCGCCGAGGTCGCCGAGGTCGAGGCGCTGTCGCTGGTGATCGTGGGCGAGATGCCGGTATGGGGCCGGCAGGGTCGCTCCGCGCGTCTCGCCGAGCTGCTGGCGCGCAGGGTGCGGCCGCTGTACGAAGATAAACCAACGGACGCAGCATGATGCCGGGCGATGTTAAAGAGGCGCGCGAGGTCGCCGAGGAGATGATCCGATCCTGGAAGTATTGGGACGTAAGTGCCCGCGACGCCTCGGTTGCGCTCGGGTACACGACGCATCGGCGGGGGTGGGAGCGGGTGCGCAAGGCGCTGGTGCGCTGGTGGAGGGAACACGGTGAGCCTTGAGATCGCCGACCGCATCCCATATAATCGCCGACGAAATAAACCCCGGAGAGGGGTTGCGAAATCTCAGCGACCCTCAGGAATCCGTCCTGAGCGCAACCCCGTCCGAGGTTCCTTGAACAACAATCAAGCATCCCATATAATCGCCGACGAGCGCGGGCCCGCCACGGAGTCATGACCGAGGCGTAAACCCGTCCACAGCCGACCAGCAGCCCGGCCTTTGGGTCGGTCCGCGCTCGTTTCTCTCCCGGCTGCCAAGGCTGCTGTGCAATGGACGATTGTCTACGCAAGATAGCGAATATCGCTAATGATTTCGCGGCGCTCTCTCGTGACACATTCATGTCGGACCTCGATACCATCTGCAATATGGAAGGCAGCCCGATAGAGATTTTGTTTGGTGCTGCATTAATCTTTGCCTTAAAGGAACAGATACCAGAATTTTCATTTGAGTTTATGGAAGATGCGAGCGATCTTATAGATGGAAAAGAATATTATTCTAATTTTGTATTAAGCCAAAAGAAGATAGGAGCATATACGGTTGATTTTTATCTGTTTGCCAAGACCGCATGTAGTGGACCACTACGGATCGTCATAGAATGTGACGGGCACGATTTCCACGAAAGAACCAAACAACAGGCGGCGCATGATAGGCGCAAGGATCGCTGGCTACAATCTCAGGGGTTTATCGTCATGCGATACACCGGATCGGAGATATGGGCCGATGCTGTAGGATGCGCTCGGCAGGTAGCCAAGCTGGCAAGCGATCGTATCTTTTCCCTGGTCGCCGCGCAATGACCCGCATCTGTCTCCCCGAGAGAGCATTCAATGACCGGCGCATCCGCGGGACACATCTGCGATTGCTGGCCGCCATCGCGGCGCTTGGTGAGGGTGTGCTGTCACTTCGGCAGATGAGTGGTCAGAGTGGCATCAGCGATCGTGACCTGCGGAGACAACTTCGCGAGCTTGAGGATTTCGGCTACCTTGTTACCACACCAAACCCGGGCTCTGAATCATCATATGTTATAGATTTCAATGACATTGATGGGGGGGAAGAAAACTCCCCCCAGGGTGAGAAAAAACACACACCGTCGGTTCCCCCCTTGCATGTCCCCCTCCCTTCCCCCTCTGGACTCCTCCTTCTCTCCCCCCTTAATCCCCCCTCCCTCCCGCCAGAAAAGCGCGCGCGCGCGACAAGGCTCGCCGATGATTGGCGACCGAGCTCTGCGAGCATCCTTTACGCCGAAAGCAAGGGTTTTTCCGGCGATGATCTCGATAGACAGATTGAGGATTTTCGCGATTATTGGCAGCCGAAATCGGGACAGAACGCCACTAAACTCGACTGGTCGAAAACATGGGCGACCTGGATTAGGAAAGCGGCCGATTGGCGCGGTCGACAGCAAATCAACGGCCATGCCGCTAAGGCTCCGAACGGCTTAATGAACTACGACGAGCCTTGGCCGCAACGGGTCCGCAGCTGGAAGCGCGATGGGGTGTGGATGTTCGATCAGTGGGGGCCGCGGCCAGGCGAGCCTGGCTGTCGTGCGCCACCGGAGTTGGTGGCTTGAGGAACCGCCGGCACGGTGAGTCCGCGATGGATCTGCGCCCACGAGAAGCCCGGGAACAGCGGCAGCAGCGATCGGATCGCCTCGCGCTCGGCCATGCGCTTGTCGACCGCGGCGAGGGCCTCCTGCAGGATCGCGGCGAACTGCGCTTGCGGGATCATGGCCGGGTTTCTCCTACGATGGCTCAAAATGCCCCAAATTCGAGGCGTGAGTGCAGGGAAGGGCCGGGGAGCATGTCGAGAACCCCCCGGAC